CTTCATAGGTGGTGGAGTTGTAGACGACCTCATGCGGGACAGAACTATACTGCAAGAGGTAGCGTGGTACTCAGAGGGGCGCGAGGGTATCGCGCTGCTCGACGCCTTCATACGAGAGGGCAAGCGGCTGGGAGTGGACGAACTCCGCGCCAGCACACTTGAAACAAGCCCTGCTATGGCCGGTCGTCTCCTTCAACGTAAGGGGTTCGCCCCGTTGGAGTTGAGCTACAAACTGGAGATGAGCGCATGGCCGCAATCACCACCATCGTCGCCATCGCAGGAATTGCAGCAGCAGTAGGCGGGACTGTCTCAGCCAAGATGACTGCTGCAAAGCAAGCGAAGGCTGCAAAGAAACAAGCCAGCAAGGCACAGGCTGCGGCGCTGGCGAAGAAGCCTGCGGCGACTACGTCAGCCGATGTGGCCCTGGCCAGAGACGACAAAGACCGTCGCCGTGGTCGAGGATCAGCCGCGCGTCAAGCACGCGCCGCTTCCCTGTCAGGACCATCAGCGTCTAGCGTTGGAGGACTGTAACTATGGCCCCAGTTCATGACGGTAAGCTCGCTACACTAAGCTCGCTTATGGAGATGGAGAAGGGAGACCTACTCTCACGCTCCGATACGTATGGACTGTGGACGATCCCCAACATCACGATGGACACGGAAGAGACGAATGAAGGTGAGGCGGAGAAAGGCCACGTTGTGGTCGGTGCTCGTCTCGTTAACCATCTGTCTAACCGCGTCATCGATACGATGTTCCCCCATGACCGACCCTTCTACACCTACGCCCTGACCCCGGAGAGCCAACTTGCTCTGGAACAGGAAGTAGGCCAGGACGGTGCGGGCAAGATGGCAGAGATCGTTCGCACATCGACCGCTCGCATCGAGAAGGTCGGCATGCGTATGCTGAAGATGACTGCGTACAGACCCAAGGCGGTCATGGCTATGAAGCACATGATCATCACGGGCAACGCACTGATCAAACGCCAGAAGAGCGGCAATAGGCTGGTCTACGGTATCCGTGACTACTGTGTCCGCAGGGACATCGAGGGCGAGATGACCGAGGCTTTGCTCCGAGACAACAAGCGTTTCGGCAACCTCAAGGAAGACGTGAAGGCTCTACTCCTGTCAGCCAAGGCTGAGTACACGGAGGACAGCCCTGTCATACTCTACAGCCACTACAAGCTGATGGATGATGGGCGCTGGGCGTTCCAGCAGGCGGCAGACAATGTCATGCTTGCGGACCCGCAGCACTTCACGGCCAAAGACCTACCGATCCTTCCGCTGACATGGTCGCTCGCCAAGGGTGAGAACTATGGGCGCGGGCTGGTTGAGGATAACGCAATCGCGTTCCACAACCTGGACGTTATGACTGCTGCTTTGATCGACATGATGTCGGCCATGGCAGACTTTAAGTTCCTCGTGCGTCCTGGCTCTATGCTGGACGTGGCTGAACTCAACGCCTCGCCGCGTGGATCGTACCACGTGGGCAACGAGGGTGACATCACGGTGCCAGAAGTGGCCAGTCGTGGTGACATACAGGTCATCGCCAATGGGATCGACAAGTGGGAGCGCGATCTATCGCAAGCCTTCCTGCTTAACTCAGCATCTACTCGTGACGCCGAGCGCGTGACAGCGGAAGAGATCAGGGTTAACGCCCGTGAACTAGAGAGCGCCTATGGTGGTCTCTACTCCAAGCTGGCCGTCGAGTGGCAGCAGCATGAGGCTGAGTACGTCACCAACAAGATCGACTTCCAAGCGCACCTTGGTGCTAACGCCAAGCTGTTCGAAGTAGTGGTGGTCACAGGGCTTGAGAGCCTGTCCCGCGAGGGTCAGCTTGATGCACTGCGACTGGCACTAGGCGATCTGCAAATGCTTGACACGGTCCCCGAAGAACTTCGGGCAACCATCAATCCCCTGCTGTTCGCCAGCTTCATCTTCACTAACCGTGGGGTAAAGCTGGAACACTTCCTGTAGACTAGGGAAGAGATGACAGCGAACAAGAACGCAGAGCAGGCGCAACTGGAAGCACAGATGAACGCACAGGCCACGGCCAACGTCGCCGAAGAGGGCGGCAAGAAAGCGGTGGCCAACGACCAGCCATAAGTGGAGAGAGCAATGGCAGAACCAACAGACGATGGCAAGGGGTCGGCCCCTGACACCAGTAACAGCGACAAGCAGGGTGTGAAGGGTAATCCTTTACCGCCCGAGCCGTCGAACGAGCCGCCCAAGGTGGAGCCTACCGAAGAAGAAAAGGCTGCACTGGCTGCTGCTGAAAAGGAAGCCGCTGAGACCAAGGCAACGAAAGACGCCGCGGACAAGGCCGCTGCTGACAAGCAGGAGCAGGACGACAAGGACAAGACCCCGCTGGATCATGAAGTGTGGGGTACGACCGGCCACGAAGGTGCAGACGCAGCACTGGGCCTGTTGCAGAACGCGGGTGTCACCCCCGACGAAGCCAAGGGACTGCTGTTCGACGCAGTGTCCTCTGGTGATCTGTCGAAGGTGGACTGGAAAGCCGTGGAAGCCAAGGTCGGTGCCGACAAGACCAAGCTGGTCAGGATCGGAGCCGAGAGCTTCCTGAAGGATACCGCCGACCGCAACACCGCGATCATCACAGAGGTGGCGACCGTCGCAGGCTCCAAAGAGAACTGGGACACTGCCGCTGCCTGGGCCAAGGCGAACCTCGATGACGGGGTGCTTGGTGAATACAAGATGATGATCGACAGCGGAGGGGCGCAAGCTCGCTTCGCTGCTGGAGAGATCGTGTCGGCATACAACGCCGACGCAGGTAACACGTCGCTGACCAAGGACACTACAGAGCCTGAAGACGGCGACACGACACCGGGTCAATCCGGCGAAGCCATCGACCGCAACGAGTATGCGCAGCGAATGGCGAAGCTGCACCAGCGAGGCCGCGTGCCTGCTGCTGCTGAAATCGAGAAACTGAACGCCGCACGAGCCAGAGGCCGCAAGCAAGGCGTCTAATAAGAAGGAGCCAGTAACATGGCCAATCCTCCGACCGACAGCACGCATCTCTCTGAGTTCGTGACTGCCGACATGATCGACCAGTACGGTGGAACCGTGGACAGCCAGTTCGCGAAGAAATCCATCATGCGCCAGTTCGTTCCCGTCAAGCCCGTTCGGGGCACCGACACGCTGATCAACCGGCGTGTGGGCAAGACCACTCTTCAGGCCATCACCCCTGGTGTCCGGCCGGAAGTCACTCAGACGAAGTTCGGCAAAGCCAGTGTCACCGTCGACACTCTGATCCTGGCGCGGGACAACCGTTCGCAGTTGAACGAGTTCCAGACTGACTTCAATGCCCGCCAGGAACTGGGCATGGACCACGGCAAGGAGATCGCCAAGTTCTTCGACGAAGCCTTCCTGATCATCGGCTCGCTCAGCGCGCTGCTGTCGGCTCCGTCCAACCTGAACTCGGCCTTCGCCGCAGGCAAGACCACCGCCCTGACCGCCGCCGGTGACGAGACGGACAGCGACAAGCTGTACACCGCCATCGAGGGCATCATCGTCGAGATGCAGACGGATGACATGGACACAGACGAGTGCGCCATCTTCGTCAACCCGACGCAGTACGTCGTGCTTCTGAACAACCAGAAGCTTATCGACCGGGACTTCAGTTCCGACAACGGTGACTTCGCGGACGGCAAGTTCAAGACCCTGCTGGGTGTGCCCGTCGTCATGACCAACCGCTTGCCGGATGGTACCGCGATCACGCACAAGCTGTCCAACGCCGCCAACAGCAACGCCTATGACATGACCGCCGCGCAGGCGCAGGTGTCGGCGCTGATCCTTCACCCGAAGGCGCTGCTGGCTGGTGAGACCATTCCGCTCGCGTCCGATGTCTTCTTCGACAAGGTCGAGCGTTCGTGGTTCATCGACAGCTTCCTGGCGTTCGGCGTGGCCAACAGGCTGCCGGGTGCCGCAGGTTCCGTGACCTACGTCACGTAAGTCTAACTTTCGCGTAGCTGACTTACGCGATAGTCAACGAATAAAGACCCCGGATCAACCGGGGCACCAACACAGTCTCTCTCCTGTGTCTAGGGTCATCAGCTTCGGCTGGTGGCCCTTATTTTTCGTTTTGCACTTTTCAATCAAATGGAGGCCCATCATGGCACTCACTAAGCTGGACGTGATCAACGCCATGCTCGCCACCAAGGGCATCGCGCGACTGAGTGCGTCAGACACCTCTCACCCTTCGTACATCTCGGCGAACGCCAAGTTCGAAGAGGTCGACACAGACTTCCAGGGCAAAGGCTGGTGGTTCAACACCCGCCAGACTACGCTGCTGCAAGACTCAAGCGGTGAGGTCTTCTACCCGTCTAACGCTATGCACATCGACCCAAGAGACACCTCGAAAGAGTTTGTCATGTCGGGCGATCTGCTCAAGCTGTACGACCAGACCTTAGAGACCTTCACCATCGACGCCAACGTCATCGT